AATGAATTCCAAAGTTTGAGCCTTACTCAAAAAGTCCAAATCACCTTTTTCGAAAATCCAATTAACAATTTCTTCTTCCGCCTCGTAAGCATCACGGGTAGCGTCTTTCAAATCTTCAACTAACCCAGGTGTCCACCATTGTGGGTTTTCTTTTTTGATAAGATTCACCAAATCGAATCCGAACTCAGCGTGGATGTTTTCTTCCTTAGAAGTCGCCTCAACTGCATTACTCATACCTTTGAGTAAATTTTTATGCTTGTTGAATGACATGATTACCAAGAACTGTGAAAACAATGAAACGTTTTCTACGAACATCGAGAAAAGTATGATAGACTCGAAGTAATCTTGATTTTCAATTGTTCTAACGTTAGCAATTGACTTTTCTAAATACTTAATTCTTTTTCTAATTGCGGGAACCTCTAATAGATTTTCAAACTCATCGTTAAGTCCTAACACTTGTATCAAGTTTGAGTAAGCGTCAGCGTGACGTACCTCTGATTCTGCAAAAGTCGCTCCGACATTTCCGATTTCGGGTTTTGGTAATTTTTTGTAGATATCACCCCAGAAAGTTTTTACCGCAATTTCAATTTGGGAAATTGCCAACATCGCTCTTTCTACTGCTGTTTGTTCTTTTTCAGAAAGGTGTACCTTAAAATCTTGAATATCTGATGTGAAATTAAACTCAGTGTGAACCCAATATGAATGTCTAATTGCATCTACATACTCAACTAACTCAGGATATTCGTATGGTTTTAAGTTGACTCTCTTACTAAAAATATTAGGTCTACTTTTTGAACGGTATATAATATATTCTTTAGCCACGTCATTTAATCCATTATCCATTAGTTTATTTTCCACCATATCGTGAATTTCATCAACATGAGGAATATGCATTTTATCATTTCTGAAAATACTCTTTTTAGTAAGTCGAGCAATCTTTTCAGCCATATCTTCATCGACATGTCCAACACTTTGCATTGCTTTCATTACGGCTCTTTGTATTTTTTCAGCCTCGAATAAAACCTTTTCACCACTTCGTTTTATTACATAACGAGTGTCAATAAAAGATGTATTACTTGTTTCTTTCATAGTTAAAATTTTTGGGTTCTTAATTTATTTAAACTCTTTGGGTTTGTCTTTTTTCCATGAGTTCTCGAATTCTATTTCGATTTCTTTCTTCCTTCTGCTCTTCAAGCCCAAGGAATGTCACACTCGACTCGGTATCAATCTCCAAATACTCATTGTCAAACTTACAGTTTTCAAAGACAATACCATCCTTACCAACACGAGACTTTGTGATAGCTATAGTCGCCAAATTCATTTCTTTCTGTTGGAGAGATTTAGCAATTGAGATAATCACGTGTCCAACTTGAGCTTTCTTGATTGAACCTCCCATCTGATCGGTTGTAACAACTTCCGAAGAAATAGATGAACGGTTACCTTGAGTTGCTGTCCACCCTGCAATATCTAATTCGTGACACATTGCCTCGAAGTGTCTCATTACAGAACCTTCAGCCTTCCATTCATCGGTTTCCTTACTTGCTGTACCACCAGGTAATACACAATCAATGTAATCTAAAACTATGACATCAACCTGAGTACCCTCAGCAATCATTTTTCTGATTTGATTTTTGAGTTGATTGATTGTCACGGTGTCTGATGGAAGTTTCTTCAAAGTCAAACTATTTGATGTGTTTTCTTTGATTTCTGCAACTTTTGCCATGACTTCCTCCCTACGTGCGGATAAATCATCCGGCTTGATTTTAGTCCACAATGTGAAGTGTTTACGTTGTATGATTTTGGGGTTGTCTTCGAAAAATATCTGAAGAACGTTGTAACCTAAGTTAAAGGCGTTATTAGCAATTTTTGTAAGGATTGTAGTTTTACCAACACCCGTTGGTGCTAGAATAACTCCAATTTCACCTTTAGCCAAACCACCCTTCATAAGGTTATCAATACCAGGTATACCAATTGGGATTGGGTGACGGAAATCATCCATCAAAACCTCATCTAAATTTGAGAATACAGTACCTGTCCCCTCATCCACTTCACCAATTTGAAGTGCTCCTCTAACCATACCCTCAATATCATCGTATGATTCAAAATCACCTTTATCAATAATTTTTTGAGCGGTAGTCATAACTTTCTGTAACTCTTGTTGTTTACAGAATTTTAATGACTTTGTTTGAACAAACTCAGCACCTTCGATAGTCACTACTTTGATTTCTTCAATCATATCCATAACCATCTTACGTGACATATCATTGGATATTTCACTTTTAGCCAACTGTTCCAAAGTATTGAAGGAGGGCGAGTGTTCGAACTTCATAAAATACTCTTTAATCATCTGCATGACAATCTTGAAGTATTGGTTATCAAAGTACTTAGGATCGATAACTTCAACGATAGAACGAGCAAAATTTTTGTCTAATATGATTTGATTTAATAGTTGTATTTGAAATGTATTTCCTAGGTATCCAAAGTTCTTATCGTTCGCCATTTTTGTTAAATTTAGTCTTCTGTGTGAAATATAAATACACTTAGTTTAGGGTATAATCCATGTACTCAAAAGATAAATTTTCGTCTGAAAAAATGTCAGTCAAACGCTTAAGAATACTTTTTAGGTGTGGGCGTACGTCAACGGTATATCTTACCTTTGGAGGGTATACTTTAGCGTCAAATGCTCTATGACAAATTGTCTTATCTCCAACTTTGATATACATGTTGAACCACTCAGGTTCTTCTGTGTTTGATGTATCGAGGACACTTGGATCGAGATAAATTTGTTCGAAATTATCCATCATATAAATGGTGGATTTCATTGTTAAGTCAGATTGAATTTCCTCACTGATTGATCTGAGTAACTCATAGAAGTCTACACTTCGGTGAGCGTTGTCCTGATAGTTTTTAACATTGTAATATCGTTGTACTACAAAGTTGTCATTAAGAGTTAGCAAGAACTCCATTTTGGTTAAATCCATATTTTTATCCATATTCTATTGGTTTTTAATAAATCTTCTTTTTTCTTTTCTTGTGAGTTTCATAAAGGGGTTCACAAAATCAACCCATTGTTCGTCTTGTTTTGGGAGATACTTGAAAATACCATCTTCAACCATCATCCGTATCAAATTTTTATACCCACGCCCCTCAGGATCCAAATCTTCACGGTAGTAATTATAAACCTCAGATTTGTCTTCATTAGTGAGCAAAGGTAAGGACAAATCCACCAACATTCTATTTCTTTGCCAAAAAAAGTTGCCGATTACACCTCTTTTAGTTTTTCCCTCCAAAAGATTAGAAATAGCCGTAGAAGGATTTGTTTCCATCAAACTTTGACTTTTTTCCAAAACAAAATCTAATTCTATTTTTTGTTCCAAAATTTCAGGAAAAAGTTTGACTAAAGTTTTAGTTCCGAGAAAATGTATTCCATCAATATTATCAGACTTGTCTCCCATGATTGTTTTATAAATCATAACATTATCATGAGGGATTTCCAAATCATCAATATTAATTTTATCCCCTTGTTTGTAAAACTGTTTTTTGATTGGAGAGTAAACAGACACTTTGTCAGATATCAGTTGGGTTAAATCTTTATCCGAGGAAAATATAACCTTATTTTCATCTTCCGAGACTTGACAGTAATAAGCAATTAAATCATCACTTTCACAACTGTCAATCATTATTTGACGGATAAATAATTCTTCCAAATAAAGTTTGACTCGTTGACGTTGCCAATCGAAAGATTCTTTCTGAAATTCGTTGAGTGTCTGTCTACGATTTTGTTTGTACTCAGGAAAAATTTCTCTTCTTTTTTGTGCATTATTTCTGCCATCCCAAAAAACAATCACCTTGTCAAATTCATTATCCAAGATGTGCTTTCTGAGTGTGTTCAAAAAATGAAATAATCCACCAATGTGTTTGGATTCACTATAGAGTTCACGAACCCCGTGAAATCCTATTTTGAATAAATTATCACCGTCAACAAGAAGAGTAGTAGTCACTTAATTAAATTTATTATTCCCCTACCTCTTTTTCCTCAACCAAATCAAAATCTCCGTCTACTCCGATAATTTGTTTCCAATAATCTGAGTATTCTTTTTTATAAGCTTCGATAGATGCCTTTTCTTCTGAAGCTTCTTTTCCCGCCAAGAATCCGTGGGGGGTTACAATAATTTTCCCGTCTTCATAACCTAATCCATTGATGTGGTTTTTCATGACAGAAATTTTAGTACGTGTTGCAAACTTGACAGTTCTTTTGTCTTTCGTTGCCGTAATTTTTGTAGTACCTGCACCTTTTTGGTTGCCAAACAAAAACACCAATGAAGAGTTAAGCCAAACTGATTCTCCACCCTTAGCCTTAATTTTTGGTTGTCCAAAAGGGTTATCAGGAAGCTCTACCCATGGTTGGTTAACAATAACCAAAGTGTTTTCATACTTGGAATCCGCTTTACGTGAACCTGAAATTCTTTGGTTGATACCCATACCGATTTTATCTGACAAAGTAGCCGCATTATGTTGTTTACCACCTTTACCTTCGTAAGTCATTTTAGAAGGAATAGAACCGATAGAATCCCACAAGAATAACAAATCATACTCCAACTCACCTTTCTCTTGTGCATCCAAAAGAGAATTAATGTAATCGGTAATTTGTTCTATGTAACTAAAGTTATTATTGAAGATAAAGAATCCATCCCAATCGATTTCTCCCGTCTCCTCATCGACAACTTCGTCACATTCGAACCCCATTAATTGTGCATGTTCAAAACTCCACTTTTGTTCAGTGATTATAAACACAGGAAGTATTCCTTGTTTTTGAGCACTAACGGCAGATTTGATAAGTGCGGTTGTTTTACCAGTATCACTGTGACCTAAAAACATGTTGATATGTCCTATCGCAGGTCCAGGCAAACCTACCGCCTCTAAAAATTCCCCACCACAATCAAAGAATCGTTGTGGTTTATATTTTGCCGAAGTGGAAAACTTTTTCTTAATGTCTCCAAATTCTTTTTTCTTAATTGCCATAACTGTATTTGTAGAATTCTTTTAAGGTTTCCAACTTGTCTTGTGCGTTTGCCAACTTTTCAACAAACTTATCCATTTCTTCTAAATGTTGTGGGTGTTCACCGATACCAACGGCGTTCTCCATGTATACCATCAGAGTCGCTTGTGATTCTGCAATTTCACTCTCGTATTTTTTTGTGAGTGAGTCGTACATTAATTTTCTTATTTTCATATCTATGATAAATTTTTTTGGTGAAACAAAAAGGACTTGGACACTATACGAAAGTAAGTATCCAAGTCCATGTTAATTAGAATGGCAAATCTTCATCAGGTTGAGCATCTGCTTGAGGATCAGAGATAGGGGTCTCTTCTTTGCGTCCACCGCCAAGAGACATAACCGCATCGTCACCATAAACATACTTTTTCAATTCTGAATCCCAAATTGGAGTTTCTCCACGTGCAATAGCCTCCAGGTATTCAACAGGTTTTTTAGAGTAAACATCCGCCCAAGTGAGTTCATCTTGTAACCACTCATTCTTGGTTGACTCTTCAGTGTGAAGAGGACTTGGGTCGTCGTACATAATTGTCTGAACAACTGTGTATTCCTTACCCGCAGGTGTCTTACTCTTAGAGAGCTCAATAATCAAATCTCTACCATTTTCAGCATCAGTGATGTCTCCTTTTTGTTTCCAAATCGGAATAATCTTATCCAAGATACCTTCTTGTTTGTAATTATCCTTGAATCTCCAAAACTTGGGTCCGTCTTGTTCATTATCTCTATCTACTACTTTTACAATATAAAACTTACGTGATTTGTATTGACGGGCAAGTTCTTTATCCGATTCCTTACCTGTCGTCATAAGTGTTTCATACACTTCTGACAAGGGAGAACGTTCGTTGTCATTCTTACCCGGATCGTAAAATTTCTGCCATTGTCCATTTACTTGAACTTCGTGGTACCATACTTCTTTGAATGGTGAACTCCCGTCTCCTGTTGGAAGGATGCGGATACGACGTGACGCTGACTTCTGATTTTTATCCAAGATAGTTGTGAAGTATCTTTTCATTCTCTCTTCTTGAGACATACGGTTACCTCCATTTGAGGAACCTGACGTGTTCTTTTCGTACTGTGAAAGAACCGCATCTAAAACTGAATTTGACATAATTTAAAATTTAATTGTTTTTGTTAATACTCGATTACTCTGTTGTTAAATGATAGGAAAAAAAGAAATAAAATCAAACTTCTATAAAAAAATAAACCCCCAAAGTTGGGGGTTGTTTTTTTAGAAACTTGGGGTATTTTTCGGAACGGGTCCGAAAGTATCTCTAATTGAATTGTCTGAAAAGTTTTGTACCTCGTCAGCTGTCAGGACATACTCGTGTTTTCCTGATTGCTCCATTTCGGGTTGTTTGTCAACAAAAAAATCAGTTAACTTTTGATTGTAAGGATAAGAGTCCAAACTTCTCAAGTGTAACTTTTCTTCAGGAGTCTTTTCTCTGTATTTTTCGATTTTCTGTTCAAGGGAGTTAATTTTATCGAAAATTTTATCCATCTCTTGTAGTTTATTTGTCAAATCATCTAATTTACCAAATAAATTGTTCATATACTCGTCTTGTTTTTGAGCTACTTCATTTTGCTTATTTACGAGTTCAGTAATGTCAAGCTCCTCAGTGTTTTCCTCACCTTGAACTTCTCCACTATCATCAATAACTTCAACATCAGGATCTGATGCCACATCTACAGGTTCAGCAACTTCTTCAGCACCTGTATCTAAGTCCGTATCTGCGGTTGGTTCTGTTGTCAGTTCCTCACCAGCATCAAGTGAAACATCAACAACATTAGCGTCTTGTTCTGTGATGTATGAATTGATTTGATTATATCTACTCAATTCTTCCAAGATTTTCTTTTCTACTCCCATTTTGTTTTTTTTTTAACCATTTAAAAGTGTTTTAACACCATGAGGTGTTTCAACTTTCAATGTTCTATTTAATTTCATTGTATTGTCTACTCTTTCAATCAAACCATCTTTCATTCTGACTGTATAACAATCTCCAGTATCCAAATCACAAACTTCTTTGTAACCGTTAGATGTTTCTTTTTCTACAATTCTTGAATCTTTTCGTAGATAATCGTCGAGTAATTTTTTTATGTTTGACATAACTTTTTTATTTATAAATATATTCTGACAAGTGTTTTGTCAAAATTAAACATTAAGAACATAATCACCATCAACCAAAGTTAAGGTTGCGGTTCCTAAAGTCAAATCTGCAGGTATTTCAACATCAGCAGATATTCCTTGGAATTCTGACTCATCCCAAGGGGTAATGTTCCAATCAGCACTTGCATTACTCAATGTGAAAGTTCCATCACCTAAATTTGAAAATGTTTCTTCTCCATTTATGAAAACAATTTCATTGTTGGTTTTTTTAATTACGAAATTTGCCATATTTTTTTTTCTATAAATATTTCTTTATAACAATAAGTCGTAGTTCTTTGCGGTTTTTATTAAGTTTTCAAACTTTACTTGTAGATTAGTTGCTTTTTGTGCATAAGTGATGTATGGTGGTTCTATATCATTAGTATTCTTGAAAGTATTCCAATCATTGGAATATCTATACCAATGTGTCATCCAATTTATTATTGTATTTTGAGCCAATAATGTGATACCTGGTGCCGTCGTTGGATTTCCACTTGGTACATTATTCTTAAATCTTCCAACGACTAAATTTATTGAATCTTTAATGTCTTTGAAAGAAGCAAAGGGACGTGATATCTGTCCTCTCGATGTTGTGATATTCAAACAAACATACCCATCCAATTCACTTGCAGATAAAGAACCCCAACGCCCATCGATGTAAACACCAGCAACGTTGTTGTTTGGTATTTTGAATTGTGTCAAATTTCCACTAGAGTAACTACCTTGTTCTTGAGCTATTACACAGAACGTCATCATTCTTTTTTGTTGATACTGAGCCTCTGAAGTTGGAATAAGACTTTTGATTTCAGCAATCATAGTTGCAATACTTACAGTTCTTGTTGAGAGAGTTGTACCGGATAATCCAGTATAGGTGTTAGCAACTTGACATCCTGTTCCCGCAGTTGCTGTTTGTGTATTCCAACTGTGTTGTCCTCCTAATACTTCTTCAGTCTGTTGTTCTTGTTGTCTAAGTCTTTCTGATTCTTCTCTTTGTCTTTGTCTTTCTTCTTCTTGTCTTTGATTATCAATTTGTTTTAATTTTTCTTGGTAAGTGCTCAAAAGATTTTTGTTAACACTTGATATCAATTTATCAATATCAGGAAGTGCAAACAATGGGATTCTAGTCCCGTTGAAACTTGTCTCAAAGGAACCCCCTGCCACGATACTGTGTTCAACATCTGTTATTAAATACGCACCTTCGAACATTGGTACGTGTCTCAGGTTGAAATACATGGTTGGTTGTATCATTACATTACCCATTGCGTTTACGTTACAGGTATAACTTCTTGTTCGATACAAATTGAACAATGATGTGGACTGTTGTGAAGCCTTTTGTCCCGAGGCAACTTGAGCATAATTTGATAAAACAGAGAATGTTTCAGAAGTGTTTCTATACTGACTCTGATCTAAAGACACCGATTTGAATATGTTTTGGTTTCTTTTACCAAAATCTACTGCAAACCCAACAACTTTATTACTCTTTCCCCAATCCGTTTTGTTTTGTTGGTTTTCAGACAAAGTGTTTCTGGTTGGGTTTGATAAATCACTACCATCACCTCTAAATCTGTAGTCAACGTTTTGATTCATTTGTAAATGTTCTGATGGTTTTCCTACATAGTAACACAAAAATTTAGGACGAGAATCTTGGTAATCCACATCCAAGTATGTTCCAAAAGCAGCACTTGCAATATCATAATTGATAGGAGATTCTTTACTACCCGTTTCTTGGATTCCATAGAAATTCACATAAGATGGTAAAGCCATAAAATACATACCCGCCTCACTTATCAATGTATTGATAATAGTAAGTAATCCACTAGCACCATTAGATGGGTTTCCTAAGATATTTTTGATGTTTTCTAAATCCACTACGATTTTATCACCTATATCTCTGTTAGCCCTATCTAAAAATAAAAAGTCCTCATAAAGTGTTTTGGTTTGAAAATCACCACCCGCTATCCATCTATCGTTGAATGTTTTGAATGTATAGTACAACTGTTGAGGTGTTACTTTTCCGTCAATAATTGGTGGTTCTACTTGATTCTGAACATTAACAGTTGGGAGTTTTTTATTTAAAGAAGTGAAAATCTGATTTAATATGTTATCCTGAAATTCTGTAGTACCCGACAAATAATCTTGGAGTTGTGTTTGGAATGCGGTTGAATCCAATGAAGGATTCTCCAGTTTTTGTGTTGCATATATTTTGATTAATCCTGAACAGTTTTCCACATTACCAACAGTAAACGCAACATTGTTATCTACAAAAAAGTCCGTTATGTAACTTCCCGTGTCTTTGTATTGTAATTCTGAAATGGTAGAGAAACCTATATTTGTATATAAGGATGTCCACTCATTTGGGTATTGGGCTTGGCTCTGTGCTAATGTTGTTGTTCCTGATGTGGTAGGTAAACTACCAATCAAATAACTACCAAACAAATAGGGGTCTTTCGGCTTATTTGTTGTTTTAAATGAGTTCCAAATTTTTCTGTTGTATAAACTTGGATTACCTATTTTTAACACAACTCTGAAATTCAAGAAAGCATCAATAGTAAAATTGACTTTAACTTGTTGAGCATCTCCCAACGCCTTGGCTCTTTGCTCATCGTTAGAAGGTAACACACTCAACTCAACGATGAACAATTCTTTAAACAGCATACCAAAGTTTTGATATTTTAATTGTTGTTCTACAAGTACATCATTTTTGTCTATTTCAAAATACCCACTTTGTATGTCTAATAAAGATGTCGCGTTTTTTTGTGGTTTACAAAAATCTAAGAATTTGGATTCAAAAATATCCAACATGTTTTTAGGAAAAACTCCAAAAATGTCTTCCAAGTAATCATAAACACCACTGTCCTCAAAATTAAAAGCATTTTGATATTTGTTTGTTGTGATTGTCTTGAAATACATGTCAGGTTGTGGTAGAGGCGAACCCGACATATTCAAGTACCCAAAGTTTGGTGAACCCCATAAAGGTCTAACACTACCATTATAAACTGAGGTATTACCCGTCACTTCAAGAATCTGTAAACCTGAAATATCAAAACACTCATATGAAGTCTCATTGATAGGTATACCACCGCTTGATGGTATCAAAAGGTAATTGTTTGATAATCCTGTTAACCCTTCTTGGTTATTTCCGAAGTCCGAGTTATTTTCCAATTCGACATATTCATACCAACTATTAACGGTTAGGGTCCTTCCTGTGTTGGTTGAATCATAACCTTGTAATTTCAAAATGGTAGATTGTGGGTTTTTAGCAAAAATCAATCCATTCTGATTCGCTTCTAATATATCATTATTACTATAACCCGTAAAGATTGAGGTTTGAGAAAGGGAATAATAAAAATCTTCAATGAATTTAGGATAAACCCCCAAGTTCATTGTGGAATATGTTTGTCCCGTCATAGGGTTATCGTTCCTCTCAAAAACAATTTCTGTTGTGCTTCCCGAGTATGGTATTACATATGATTTGGTTTTCGCACTAGTAACAGGATCGTAAAGTTCTGCGTAATCAACATTTTGTGAAATACCACTAAGAATATCACCACCTGTTTCTTTCCAAGTTTTGTATCGATGCCACAAAGAACCATATTTCAATACGAAAGGATACGGTAAACTGTGAATCGATGAAAACTTATTCAAAGTTGCATAAATGTAATCGAGCTCCGTTGTAACGTTCTCTTCGTATGTTTTGTATTTTTCTCTCAACCCAGCAATTGGTAAAGAATTGAGAAATAGATATGCTGAAGATATCCAAGGATAATCTCCTCCACTTTTTAATTTACTACTAGCCTCTGTAATCGAATTAATGAAATAGGGAGTATTCAGAAGAGAAGTATAATTTTCTTTAACCGAAGTCGTTGCCGCAGTAAACACATACTGTCCTACAGTCACTTGTAGGTTATAATCACCCGTTTGAGGTGTAACAAAATTATTATCTAATGAGTCGTAGTACAAACCAACTTGTGCTCGTGTTGATAAGTTTGTTGTGAAAATCGGACACTCAGAAATTTTCAACCAACTGTTGTATGTCAAAATTGAGGGCGCTTCACTTGGTTCGTTTTCGAAATTGGCTATAAGTTTTTTCGTTTGATTGAACTTGAGGGTTTCGGTTGTGTTGTTGGTATCAACAGCACTACCAATTGTTGCCAATCCCTGTAGATTGTTTTTTACCCATGAAGTTTTAGTAAAGGGATACTTTGAATCAAATCGTAAGTTTTTACTGAAAGATGATGATAATAATTCTGATATCTTTTTAACACTTTCTTCATTGTCAGGAACGTTAATTGATTTCGAATCTACAGTCTGGTCGGTATAAAAAGCATCTGCCTTGTTTACAAATTCCTCAATGTATGGTGTTGTGAAGATATCTCTTTCGAATTGTTGGAAACTAATTCCTTGTCCCTCGTTACTAATTTGTCTTAGAACTTCAACAAAATTATCTGACGTAAACTTGAAATTTTTCAGTAACTGTATTGTTTCAATATTGTCAAGATTATTGAGAATATTCAATGTTTCTAAATCCGCAAATGATTTGAATATTTCAAACTTATCTTCAGTTCCAAAATTCACGTTATTATAAAATGCTATTAAATAACTTCTTTCAAAAATTTCATATAAGTTACTAACCGTTGTTGATGTTTTGTAAGGCGTTTCTGTTAAGGGGAATTCCAAAGATGTAACAGGTACGTATGTTGCGGCTAAACCAGGGTTTTGAAAATTGTTGTCCGTTTTTTCTACCACGGTTCTTTGTGATGCTTTCATGAACTCTTCTGTGAATTCAATTTCAGGCCACACGTCCCACAAATAACCTTGGGTAGATGCGATACTGTCAACATCTCCAGGATATTTTTCCACATAAAATTCATTACCCTTATTGTCTCTCTCAAGTTCGAAATATTGAGGCCAAGGGTAAACAAAATCTAAATTATCCTGTGAGGTTTGTAGACTTTGTTTTGTATCAACCCCAACACCACTCGTGTTGGAATTTATAATTGAATTCAACCTTACAGGATTTTGTCTTTGATTCCAAGCGTTTCTGTGAACATCATCCAATAACGCCAAGAAGGCATCTGCACTGGCAATTATTATTGCCATTACATTCCTAACTGAGGGATAAAAACCCAATCCTTGATCTGAAGAAACTTTTTTCGCCAATCTTTCTGACATCAAAAGTTCAACTTTTTGTTTTTTAGGTAAGAAGTCTTGTAATATTTTATTTAACTTATAATAGAAACTACCACTTGTGTAACTACCAGGAACTGCAGTATCCCCAAACAAGAAAAATTCAGGTTCGTTTTCAACAGGTTGTCCGTTCTCATCTACTTTATTTGTTAATAAAAGTATACTCGCCTCTTCTAATGTCTTGAATGCAATAATTTGTGTGGTACTTCCTGATGTTTTGAACCTCTGTTGATAGGTTTTATCCCAATCAATGGATTCTTTGTCAAATGTTTTATAAAAATCTTTGTACTTGATGTCGTTGTTTACTTCAGTTACGATCCTTTCCCCATCAATCGTATAATTCCCATCAGCTCCGAAAGTTTTATTTTCACTTAGTTTTTTATTGTTACCACCAACAATTACATCTTTCAATTCAGATCTTGCCGTATTCTTTGCGGATTCAGTAATTTCTTGTTTGAATTTATAATATCTCGTTCCCCCATCTTTACTAACATAAAAGTTGAAGGTATCCATGTATTTTCCAAACCAAGATTCGTTACCTATTCCAACTACTTGATTTTTGTAGGATTCTATTTTCTTTTCATAGTCAATGATATCATTCAAAACACTTAAATCTTGCTCACCATACTGTTTGATAATGATATTTTGAAAATTTTCATACCTCGACAACATTTCCTCAATAGTTAATCTTGGAAAATCTTCAGGTATCAAATTTTTTGCAACATACAAATCATAAACCTCATCAAGTTTTTTTTGTCCCTTGGTGGTTTGGGTGCGTGTAACAGTGGTTGTTTTGGATTCCACTGGGTCAGTAACTTGGGTTTCCGAATTAATGGTAATTGGAAACATTTTTGGTAAGGTAACAATTTCAGATAAATTAATATCGTAGAGTAATTGTGTTGTCCTACCGATAAATTTCAGATTAATTTTATAACTACCATCACCCGGATCGAACCTTGTATTAAAAGATAAAAGGTTTAATTGATATTGAACCGCTTTTCCATAGTACCCTTTAATCGTTAAAGTGAAAATTGGATATGGTAATTGGAAAAATGCAGAATAGATAGAATTTTCTCCTTGTTCAAATAAAGTTCTCCCTTGAATGTCAACAAGTTCCATATCAACTTGGGGCACTTGTGCCGTGGTGTTTCTAACCTTAATACTTTTAATTCCTAAAGTTTGATTGTCATTCTGATTTACAACAGTTCTATTAATAATCTGTTGGTTATCAGGACCAGTCCTTGTAGATGTCTTGATTTGATTTTGTCCTTGTTGGTTTAGGCTATTTTGTCCTGTTATATAATCACTCCACGAAGTATCCAAAAACCCTTTGTTTCCTGGATTCAAAAAATTTATATTCATGTCCGCAACCGGGACATTGTATATTGACTCCTCTAAAGTCACACCATTTGCCAATTTTGTTCGTGGTAAAAATTTCGCTTCCAAATTAGCGTACATCACCAAATTTTCTTGGGCAACATTTCTTTCTTGAAACGAACCATCCTCCATAACAACTTTATTCGGATCGATAACAATGATGTTGTTATAGTCCGTTTCGACTGCTATTTTTTCCTCAGCATAAAATTTTCTCCCAAAAATGTTATCTGCCATAATACAAGAAGTGATTGTCTACCGCCGCTTTATAATCTTGTAAGGATGAAATCAAAGGGAACGGAACCACCAATAAAGAACCATCAGGAATATCCCACTCCGTTGTTCCGAACTCAGGATTTGCAACCATTATTAACCATCCGAAGTAAGGAGAACCATAAATGTCCTGACTAACTTTATCGAGTCTAGATTTCCCTGTTCTATATACTGTTCTTTTGTCTGTTGTTTTTGCAGGCAATGTAACATACGGTACCACAGTTTGTTCCCCGTTTACCAAAAAATATTGATATCTGTTAAAGTACGCCATTATCTAAACACCTTTTTACCTAAGAAACTATCCTTATTCTCATTTAAGTTAGTTGTTTTATACAAGTTAGTAAACCTAGTTTTCACTTGGTTTGCAGGACTGTTGTTTGTGCCATAGTCAAAATCTCTTGTTTTATTCAAAGGATATGGTAAGTATGTTCCAAACTTCGGATCATAATAGTCATTCTTGAATGTCGCAATAATTTCATCTGCCGCGGACTTAGAAGTTTCATAATACCCTTTTAATTGATTTGTTCCCGCGGTTACCTCGTCAACCCAAGTGTTGAATTGGGATAAGTTACCTAAACTTGTTGTGATAAAATCTTGTGTGTTTTTAATTATTTCCGCCGCGAATATGATGAAAAATCTTTTATCAGCATCGGTTGAAATATCTGTACTTAATGGATTGAAACTGCTTATGGTAAATTCTCCTGTTTGTATTAATCCACTACTATTCAAATTATCGTAAAAATCTTTCAAATCCAAACCAATAGTCTGATAATCTTCTTTCATTTCTTGATCTGTGGTTGTGGTTGTTGCGGGTTGTGTCACACCTGTTGTTCCTGATAGATTGTAAATTACGGGTTTGTTATCTTTTACATATCCGTCAAATAAATTAGGGGGTGACACCGCAGTGTCGTAGGCTACGAAATCTAATTTTGACATCAAACCAATAAGATTTATTTGTGCGGAAGTTATTTCATTCGTTGCGGATGAAATTTCTGTTAAGAAATTATTTTTCTTCGCAGCAATTTTGTCTTTCATTTGGTTCTTGAACTGTCTCTTAGAACTTTCCAACAAATTCTTAGGTTTGATAAACTTAATCAGTGGAGATGAATCATTATCAACATCATCTATTGCCTGCCTGAATATGTTATCAATAGTTGTTTGAATTTTATCAGATTTTCCGTATAAATTTGTATCCAATGAATTTCCACCGAACTCCATGATTTTACCATTTTGATAATTCTTTTGTGAAGTGGATATCATCAAAGCCCCTATATTGTAACTACCATTAATCGATTGAAGTTTGTTTACAACCGAGTCAGTATACTTCTTGGTTAAATCAACTAAGTCATCCATTCTTTGTTTGTAAGAAATCGTACCTGTTTGTCCTGTTTCACTTACATAAGTTGTTTTGATATCTCCAATCGTAGTTCCCGCATCATTTCTTGATTGTGTGGTTGGAGGTCCGATTAGTCCTTGTGATACTAATGAATCATAAACTTGTTTGTCAAAAACACTTGTATCTTCTGTAGCCTCTGCCCTATCATCATACATCTCTGTATTTGCATAGTAATTGAACGACAACGCATTTTGTAATTTTTGAACAGGACCCGCAAGTCCTTGTCCTCCAATAAAGTCAAAGTTCATTTGAACATCCGCAATCATCGGTTGTACTCCGATACCCTCAGGGTTGATGTCGAAAACTAACGGGTCATATCTGAAAGAAATCGAACTGATGGCAATTTTGGAATGGTAAAAATCTCCGATTCTTAGAACACAAATCGGAGGCGCTCCAAAAGAAGTATTAATTGCGTCATTTTGTAATAACTCTCCGTTAGGTCCGATTGTTGGGATTGTATCACCAGGTCTCAAACATTGATTAAGGAATGTAAGTCTACTATTTAAACCCTCAGGGGTCATAGAGTGAAAGGTTGGTTGGAAAAATTTCAACTTATCCTTCAATGAATCGTAAATCATTGGGTTTTCACTTTTCAATACTTGGAAATAGTCCGATTCATTCAATAACTTTTTCAAAATCTTTTTAGCTAGGTTTGTGTAGTTTGGATTTGTAGATTGTTGTATTGAAGTATTCGACGTTGTTCCTTCTGTATTTGTTTGACTTGTTTGTGTCCTTGGGCTATTCTGTGCCTCTTCTTGTTCTTGTTGTGGGTTTGTTGGGTTTGGTGATTCTATGATTTTAGTAATCACAACTCTTCTACAACCCATACTTCCAATATTATACTGATTATTGGTGTCGGCACAACTCACACCACTTTCGTTTGTTCCTGTAGCACCAACGGGATTGTTGGCAAACTTCAATCTATCAGCATACTTAGATATTTTTTTTCCGTTTCCAAAACTATAGTTTAAAATAAAATTCTTCACTGATTCAATTCTTCTAGTACTAATAGAAGTATTTGCCTCAGGTGATTGTGTATTATCTGTTTGTCCTAACAAGGTAAGTGTAACACTAACATTTTGTTCTAAATCTTCGTATAACTTTGGGAGGAAATCCCCTGTATAACTGTTCAATTTTGTTTGTGAAATGTTTTCGGAAAAGAAGTCTGAAATTTGTGTCGATCCAGTACCATTCTGTGCCTCGTATGTCGTTTTCTGTCCTTGATACGAAGAAAACGCAGTATCAAAAGACAAAGAGGTTGTGTTAACACCGGCACCTCCATTTGGTACATCTTCATCAAAATAAAATGAAAGGTTCTGAAATGATTGTAAAATAGGGTTGAAACTACTCGCAGCATTGTTTTGTGAAGCATTTCCGTCGGCACCTGTTTGACTATTCTGAAACTCAGGAGCAACATCGTTGAGGTTTTTGCTTTCGGAAAGGATTTCTTCTAACTCTTTTCGAGAAAAAGATGGGAATCTTTGTGCTAATTCATAGATGTCGTATTTAAGACATCCCGCCATAAATGATTCCACAATTGCATTCAATTCCTGTTGAGATTGTGGTTTAGTCAAAATTTTATTTACAATCACATTTAATATTGACGGATGGTCGACAACTATCTTCCAACTTAAACTACCACTTCTTTTGGTAGTGTTGTATGTGTATATCGGCTCGGGTCTTCCTAAGAAAACATTTTCATCCCATCTTGCCGTGTTCGTCTCATCGAACGAGATATCATATGGTGGAAACCACATTATACGTCCTCCGTTAGGACCTCTTTCACTTATAGGTAACTCATTATAAGTGAAACCAGGTTTGTTGGATGTTCTCCACGCTAAATTCTCCAAGGAAAACATATATTTTTTAGCATTCCCATTTTCACCACCAATAAGGTTAGTGGAATCTTGTCCACCTTCTCGTGAGTTCGGAGCGATATTCAAATTGAATGTAGAATCCAAAACAGAGTTTGTAAATTTACGAATGTTTCCGTCTGTTTTTTGTAAATCATTAAAGGTATAGTACGGAGTGTCTTTGGTGAATACACGACAATACTCTTCACCTCTGATTGCCCCATTTTCATCAACATACTTGATTACCCTAGAACCTTTAGTCATTTCTTTGTACCCATCATTGAATACTTTGGAAACTTGATCGATTGCGTTTCCAACATGGTATAATCTTCCTCCATTGTTTGGAACAGATTCAATTATTCTTTGTGTATCATCAAGTATCGAACCCTTGGTAAAATCATATTGAGTGGATTCTGTTCTTGTATATTGTGCAGCTATTCCATCAAAGTCCGTGTCTTGTCCGAAAACCTCAGCACCCTTACCAACTTTAAATCCCGCATTGTCTTTGAATTTAGGGGATACCCATGTAAATCCTCCTTGAACACCATATCCATCAATTGATGCGCTTGTGTTAAGTCCAAATTGAAAATCTTTTTCTGTCCCTTCATATAGTTTACCCATTTCTGTGTAACCACGAACCGCCATTTGAATATTGTCTCCATATTCATCTTTTGGAAGTTCGTCTTGGGGGTATAGAATGGTAGATAAATCATTTGCTCTGGTTCCTATGTAGTAGTTTCCTACAGGCGCAAGTAGGTTAAGTTCGGTGATGAAGTTACCTTTGTAGTCAGGGCGGAACTTACTGTAACCTATATTCTTATACAAACGACTTTTTTGTCCTCCACCTGTATTGGCTAAAAAGATGTCAGAGCCGGTTTTTTTCTCAGGTAATAGTTTTTTGGTGGCACCAAACAATGATGCTATTCCGTTGATGGCTTGGTTCAAACCACTCGTTTTTGGTTCTGGTCTGAAATAATCACCCGGAATCCAAGAATATGGTGAATAGACACCCGTCACTCTTGATATAAAGTCTAACCCTTTTCCTATAATAGTATCGGGAACTGAAATATGCCAATCCGGTTCTATGATTGTTCTAGCACCAACTGCAATCCCGAGTAGATCGAAAGCATCCGCACTATTGTCAAATGCGTTCGCTCTTCCTAATGTTTGTTGGTAAGTTTCTTGAGCAACACGATTTATGAATTCATTTCTCAAGGTTTGAGCACCGATTTGTGCAAGTGCTGAATCCTGAGATAGTGTTCCGTTTGTTCCTGTGGGGTCTACTTGAAGTAGTATTTGTGCGGGATTGTAGTGTGATGCTACAAACTTATAATATGTTTCTCTCGTATTAATTGTTCTTTGGATGTCTACAATAGAAATTAAATCTGTAAACCCACCCTCAGGTCCGTAAACGTTTTGTAAAAAGGCATCGGTTTGTGACTGTTCATTTGTTCTTGCAGGTGCACTACTGTAAGAACGATACGGACCGAGATTGGAAACTACTTGATTATTATCATTAATATCTACGGTGTCACCATAACCATTATTTGTTAAACCAGGTCCGTACTTGTTTAACTTATACATTTCTCTTTCTTGAAAATCACCAACAATTTCAACCGAGGGTGAATCAATAACTGATGAAGTGTTTAGAACAATACCGGCAGTCCCTTGGTTTGTATTAATGGGGGAAAATGATCCAGGGACTGTATAAGGTGTAAGGTTCCTTACCAGTAAGTCTTTTCTGAATGTTTCGGTTGCTGCAAACGATAATGGACTCGGCATCTATTTTCCTTTTTATGATAAATAGATTTATGTAGTATTTTTTAAACTAATTGTTTTTTCAAAGAATCTTCCAATTCTGTTTTGATTTTGAGTTTCAGTTGTGATACAAAGTCAGAGTCCTCAAATAGTTCTCTCGAGATTCTTGTTGCATTTGGTAACCCCGTTATAGCAATAGAACCATTGATCTGATGTTGGATATTCAAATTTTCCATCTGCACCTGTACATTTTTTGTGGTGTCTGAAAGTTTAGCAGATACCGCCATGTTTTGTAAGGCATTAGTTTGGATATTAAATTGCTCATTCATCATTTTGAATGGATCTGCGTTCGAATTGTTCCCTAATCCTAAATTTGTACCTGCAATTAATTCATCGTCTTCTCTAAGTGAAAAAGTTCCAGCGGGACTGACTACCGCCTTCTCCATGTCTTTAGGAAGAAATAAATCCCGGGCTGGAATTGCGGTTCGGACAGCCACTTGTGAAGTCGTAATAGCCGCTTGAGCCGCTATTTCTGCAGCATTAATCGCAGCACTTGATACCTGATTTCCTATTTGAGCAACAGTATTTTGGTTATCATCTACGAACTTCTGAATTTCTCCCGAGTAGGTATCTAATTTGTTCAAGTAATTTGTAACATCTCCACCTCTTGCTGCCATTAAAATTACAGCGTCTCTTATGGTTCTTACATTAATTTCATTTTTTGTGGATATTGAGAGTTGTTCTTCGGCAATATCTCTGTCAGATTTTTGCTGTGATTCCTGAAACCTTGCCAATGCTTGTTGTTCTTTTGTGTTTTCTTGGAATAGAGCTGCAAAATTTGTAACCCCTTGTTCAAAACCAGGTAGTCGTAAGTCAACTTTTCCTCCTGGTCCTATCTCAGCTAAAGATGCAATGACTTGTTGTTGTTCTGTACTGAGATTTGAAAATCCTTGTAATGGTTGTAATCTCGATAGAATTTCGGACTCTCTTCTATATTTTATAGATTTATCTACCAAATCGTCATAATCCATGTTAAGAGCCTCTGCTTGTGCCCTTAACCTTCTCATTTCCGTACCACTTAATTTGAACTCGCCTGTTTGTTCGTTGAATGTTGCACTTGAAGCCGCGGCTTTACCTATTGCTTCTTGTAATCCTTCCACATCGTTTTCCGCCATGTACATCAACTTGAAAGGATCGGCTAAATCTCCTACCGCACCTCCCAATACTTGCATGTTTGCAGCTAACTCTATCGCCTTTTCAGGATCGAATAGTGTATTAGCCAGTTGTGTAATTCCTTTGAATTCCACTCTCAACATTTGAGAACGTGCTACCATTTTACTCAAGCCATCTACTCCGTTTTTAAATCCATAAGCGGCGGCTGTTTTTACGTTTTCACCCACTGACTTAACAAATTGTCCTGCATTGATTCCAAATTTAGCGGCGGTTTGTCTCAACTTTTCCGTTTCTTTTTGGGACTCGGAAATGCTCAAGCCTAAGTCCATGAAATTAGCAACAAGTTTTGAAGATTCAGCCACAGAAATACCGGTAGCTTTGGAAAATTCTATCGTTTTAGTAAGTATGTCTTCATTGAGTACCACACTTTTTCCAAGCTCTGTGTTTAAAGTGCTATAGGTATCGGTAGCATCTTGAATAGTTCCACCAATTTTTAGGGTGTTATCTAATGTTTTAACAAGTATGTTTGATATCTCCCTGTCGTAACCTTGTATTCCATTAAGAAGCGTTTTGTTCAGAGATACTGCCTTACCTTGTATGTCCTCGAATTGTTTGAGGACATTATCTCCCAAGTCCTTTCCGTAAGTCAGAATTGCGTCTTGTATGTCTTTGTACGTGCCGAGTATACCTTTTGCACTGGCACCTAAGGTATCATTCGTACTTTGACTGTCATCTCCTGTCGCTAAAAACATATATCAACGTTGTTTACTATAAATACAAGTTACTAATTTTTTGGTGTCATATCTTCTATCAACTTATTGATGAAGTACTTTCTTTCGTATGTCGGTATTTTTAGTAATTCGGAATAACTTATGTTAACGAATTTGGACAAATAATAAAATTCATCCATCAAGTTTTTCTTGTAATCAGAAGAAAGGACGAAAAAATTCAGCCCCGAAGCCGATATTCACTTCGACTTTTTCTCCTGACGGGGCTGTAACGATTCTCTTCAAATCAAGTTTTGGTTCACAGAGTTGGATCTCTGAACGTAAGAATTTAGAGTCTACTATGGGTAATTGTGGTATTATTTGAGATATTTTTTCTTTGTCTCTTGTACCATCCATTTCAACTATTTGTAGTTCCAATCTTTTTGTAACTATGGGTACCGTCATCCCTTCAGGATAACTATCTGATAATTTATCAAGTAAGTCCAAGTCAGCCATACTTAATAATCTCATCAAAACCTTGTGACCACCACGAGGGGTGGTGAACTCAAACAAACCCTCATTGTTGGGTTGATATTTGGGGGGATTTATGTTTAATTCTTCTAACTCGATTGTTCTTTGGAACTCCATACCTGTTTTGGGATCCTTCAAACTGAATACGTATTCAGTTCCGAATGATGTATTACGTAAAAATATTAGTATCGCTTGGATGTCACATTCGAGTAACTCCTCTACATTCATATCAGGTTCGTATATCTTGTTTTTCAACAAAGTTTTGACAACCCCTTGTGAACGTATTGTAGTAGACAAGAGAATGTTTTCATCCTGTGCTGTAAGATAACCCACCTTAATGGATTGTTTTTTATTCTTATAAAACTTTCCTTGTGAGGGAAGCGGTACCACGTCATGTGGTAGGTTAAAATCAATTTGTCCGTAATGTGTTGTATTTTCCATATAATAAAAAAAAACCATAGAGTTTCCCCTATGGTTAAATATAAAGTCAAGAAAAAATTAGTAAATTATTAGTAAACCAAAATACATCTATCAGGACGAAGAGTTGCGGTGATTGTCGCAAGTCCATCTTCTCCGTAGCTTAAATTATCGAAGTTAACGTCCGTCAAGAAAGTTCCTTGTAAAATCCATTTCTCAACAGCAACTCCTGTTGGATCTAATAATTCTAAATCAATATCTTTTTTGTATCCCGCTGCGTAACCCATTCTACCTGTTACTGATTCAGCGTGTAAACGTACCCACTCCATAAGAGCTTGTGCCGCAGAAGGGCCGATTGGATCTCTGAACGTTACGTTAATAGTGTTCCAAACGAATCTTCCTGCCACATAGGTTGAAGTGTTCAAAAATGGAATTTCAACAGGTGTGTTGCTCCATTGTGGACGGCTTGTAGATTCTACGTACCAAGAGTTGATGCCTAAAGATGATGGAAAAGTAAGAATGAATCTATTCTTTCTTTTTGGTTCATACTGAAAAGGCATTTTCATTAATAAGTCTGCCATGGT